ATTTTTTGATATTTATTATCTATAATCTATAAAACACATATTATGGGTATAATATCAGAAAAGATTGAAGGTAAGACAATTAACATTACCATACAATCGTCTAATCTAAAAAATGCTTCATACAATACAGAAACGGAGGATTTAACCGTTACTTTCAATAACGGCAGTATTTATGTATACAATAAAGTACCTTGGACAAAATTCACAAAATTTAGAATGGCCGAGTCACAAGGGAAGTATTTTAACGAGAATATCGCTAAAGCACATAAGTATCAAAAAGTATCATGAATTTATTTGAGGAACTAATTGAAGATAAAGAACTTGATAAAAAAATAATTAAGTCGTTTAAATCAAAGGATGGTTTAAGTGATAATATCTTTGATTTGATTAAAAATGAATATAAAATGCGTGACGACGTAAGAAAAAAACTTATTGAAGTGTCTAACGATTTTATTGATACATTTGGTGTTGAATTCTTCATTCACGATATTGTTTTAACTGGGTCATTATCAAATTATAATTGGTCTCAATTTTCGGATGTTGATTTACATATTTTAATTGATTTTGAAGAATCTGAATATCCTTATGATTTAATTAAGGAATTTTTTGATGCAAAGAAAAACGTGTGGAATAATAAACGCGATGTTAAGATTAAAGGGTTTGATGTTGAAGTTTATGTACAAGATGTAAACGAAGAACATATATCTTCAGGTGTTTATTCAATTTTACACGATAAATGGGTGATTGAACCGAAAAAAGAAAATCCTAATATTGACGATAGAAAAATATTAGAAAAAGGAGAAGAATATGCTAAAAAAATAGATAAACTAATCCAACATAGTAATAAAAGTGACATTTTAAAAGAAATCGATACACTCAGAAAGAAGATAAAAGAGTTTAGACAATGTGGTCTTGAATCTGGTGGAGAGTACTCTTATGAAAATTTAACATTCAAATTACTTCGTAGAAACGGTTATATTGAGAAATTATTAAAACTAAAAACAGATGTTATTGACAAAAAATTGTCTATAACACAATAATTAGACCTATTTTTTTCTATATATCTATGTATTTATAGGATAAGAATAAGTATATCTTAACAATTTATTAAAATGGGAGATTTAAAACCACTTGGTAGTGAAAAATTAAACGGGGACGACAAATTAAAAAGAATCCTTGAATTAACTTACTACAAAAATAACAATAAAAGTTCATCTTCATCTAAACCTGAGTTGGTTAAAGAATCAACAACAGGTGGTGTATATGGTATCGTTAAAGAAAAAGACGGTTACTATGTAAAGAGAGGATTGAACGAATCTTCACTTGATTACATCGGTGGAATGTTTATGAAGAATAAAAATAAATTTTCTTCATATGCTGAAGCTTTAAAAAGAATGGAATTATTGAGAGGACAAGAAGAATTACAAGAAGCTACAAAATATGTTTTAAAACAAAACAAACCTCAACAGGAAGCTCCAATGGCTGAACCTTCTATGGATATGCCACCAGCACCTGAGGCAGATGCGATGGGTGATGTTCCACCTGCAGAACCAACTGCTGAAGTTCCAGCTGAAGAGCCAGGAATGGAAACTCCACCAGTAGATGGTGAAGAAGGTGGTAAGAGATCATCTTACATGTCTGAAGCTCAAAAATATGCAGGTAAATTAGGTCAAGAATTGAGAGATTTACATGACCAAATGGAAAGTGATGATATCAAATACATTTTGAACATGATTATTTCTGCGGTTGATTTAGATAAATTGGATGACGAAGATATCGAAGAAATCAGTAAGAAGTTTGAAAGAGAAGAAGAAGTAGGTGGTGAAGAACCAACAGCTGAAGTTCCTGCTGAAGAGCCGGCAGCAGAACCTACACCTGAAGAAGTTGCTGAGTACGACTCAATGGCTGCCTTAGATGAGTTCATTAATACACCAGTTGAAACTGATGAGATTGATTTATCAAAATATGCTATTAAAGAAGAAGGAGACGAAGATATTAAAGAATTAGATTTGGACGAGATTAAAAAAGAAATCAACAACAGTATCAACAGTACCTTACACAAATACTTTAAGTAAAATGCATCTTATCTATGTCAATGAAATCGGTTCAGATTATAAGGGTCAAAAGCAATATGAGTTTATATTCAGTGAATCCTTTGAAATTGATATGGGAGATTGGTTCCAAATACCAGCATCAGCAACAGAAAGAAGTAAATCTCCTGACATAGAATATGTTAATTTAGTAGGTTTATTAAAAAATACAGATTTAAAATTAGAATTGATTCAAAACTCCGATTATTTCGGAGTTATTGATGCTGTAGATGGTGTAATTTCAATGGCATGGGAAAAATTTGATTTTGATAATGAATTTGAAAGATTAACATTCAAATTTGGTGAATCTGTTGAATCAGTGAATAAAAAATTGAAACAAAGGGGATATATATTACTAAACGAAGAAATAAAAATCGAACAATAATGAAAAGAAATGAAATTGTTGAGAAATTAATTAAAGAAGGTTTCTCTGAAAAAACATTGGTAAAATTCACCGATAAACAACTGAATGATTTATCAGAAAGAATATTAAGCGAACAATCTGCAAATGTAGGTAAAGGTTCAGTTGTAATGAGAAAAGCAACTTCAAATCCTGCTGAGGTTAAAAAAATGACAGACCAAGGCCTTAATGTTGAATTAAGAGAAAAGGAATTGGTGGGTAAACAAAAAAATATTGATGCTAACAAAAACGGTAAAATTGATGCTGAAGATTTCAAGATGTTATTAAAAAAGAAGAAAAAAGAAGAAACAAATGAGGAAAGTGAAGTTGATGAATCTTTACACGGTATTATGTTAGGTGCAACTAAAGAGAAATTAAAAAAACAATTAGGTAGAGACCCTGAGGACCATGAAATGGATAAGGCTATTAATAAATTTGTGAGTGATTGGAAAAAAGACATTGAATCTAAAAAGGAAAAAGATAAGAAATCAGATAAAAAGAAAAAATGTTCTGATTGTGGTGAAGATGTAAAAGATTGTAAATGTGACCACAGTCACATGGACGAATCTAAAAAAGAAATAAAAAATTGGGTAAAAAATTTGGTTGAAAACAAAGAATTTCATAGTTTTACATCAAAGAATGAAATTATGGAATTAATTGAAACTAAAATGACTGAAACACATATGGGTGTAGAACATGGACCTAAGGTAAAAAAAGGTCACAATGGTGTTCCTGAGTTTATGAGTTATGATGCAATAGTGACTGCAGCAGAACCAAAAACTGAACCAGCAACAAAACCAGCACCTACTAAAGAACCAGGTACAAAAACACCACCAAAGAAGGACCCAAGAAAAACTCCGTTTCAACCTGGACCAGGTCCAAACCCTAAACCAAAGGCGTTAAAAGAAACAAAGTAATGAAATTTACAAAAGGGAAACTTATATCTATCATCAAAGAAAATTTAACAGAAATGCCAATGGATTTCGACACCCAAGATAGACCTGACCAAGGTTTGCAAGATAAACTTGCTGCGGGTGAAACACCACTAAAAAAAGTCCCATTACCTAAAACAGGTGATGAACCAAACAAAAATTTCCAAGAGTTATTAGCTTCTGAAAGATATAAAGAGGTTGTTCAAAGAGTTAGACAATATACTGGTGACCAAACACCATTAAGAGGACAACAAGGTGTTATGCCTTTAGTTCAAACAATGATGCAAGCTCACAATAATATTGTTAGAACCGAAAATAATCATAGAGAACAATTAGAAAATTTAGCAATTGAACTTGTTAAAAAAGAAATGGGTTTATCTGATGATGATTTTATTTTCGATGCAAAAATCGTTGGTATGGGAGAAATTGATACCGATGATTTCAATAGAGAAGAACCAGGTGAACAACAACCACAAATGGATGAGGTTGATGTTGAAATGGATTTATATAATGATTTACAAACATTAGATTTAGAAAAGGCTAAAAGAAGATTGATTAACACTATGGTACAAGGTGCTTCTAAGAAAGGTCACTACATGTATCATATGGTTGCTGATAGAGTTAGAGAAATAACAGGTTCAGATGCGTTGATTAATCAATACGGAGTTTTAATGTCAGTAAACGACACATTATATTGGCAGTTGAGTGATGATATGATGCAGGCTATGATGGGTGGAGGTGGAGGAGAACCTCAAGTTGGTGGTAAAGAATCTGTTGATAGACAAACTGAACCCCCTACGATTCATGCAAGGGCGGTTAATTTCCCAATTTTAATTCATGAGTTAATTAAAGGTGTAATGGAAGTTGTGGCTATTCAAGGAAGACCAAAAGATGAAGAAGGTAATGAATTACCATTTGAAGATATTGAAGGTTCAGAAGATACACTAGAAAAAGAAATGTGGGACTTACGTTTAGGACCCGCAATTTGGAATAGAGTTAGAAATCAATTCCCTGAAGAAACTTTAGTTGATGAAGACAAATATAGATTACAATTAATTTTATTTGCTCACATTATACAAAAACCAGCTAAAGAGTTTTTAGTATTGATGAAAGAAGTTCTATCTAATTCAGAACAAGGAAAAAGATTATTATCTCTTTTGTATAGAGCAATACAAGAAGAAATACAAGATTTTGACTATACTGAAACAATGAATCAATTTGATAAAGAATTGGATGACATTAGTGATGAAACGGATGACGATGACTTAGACGATTTCTTAGGAAGTTTAGGTATTAGTAGACCTAAAGACGAATAAATTGATAAGGGGGTTTTTAACTCCCTTTTTTTATATTTATATATATGAATAGTAGAGCTGAACAGTTATTGGAGTATGCTAGAATTATGAAAGATACTCCATATGCACTTAAAACTTATTTACAGACATACGATAATACACAAAAAAAATATGTTCCGTTAGAGTTATTTCCAGACCAAGAACAACTTATATTGGATTATGACAAGTACAATGA